TCCCACGGGGATGATGCCATTCATTTTTACCAACCGCGATTGTGTTGAATACATACGCGATAAATACTCCGCCCAATAAGTATCCCACAATGTTTTTGTTGGTGCGTCTCCGCTGATGGTTGTCTCCAATCCAAACGCAAGGGAATAAGTCGCGTTGGTGGTTGGGAATGCGGAATACGATGTCATCAATGGCAATTGGGTTTGCAAAGTGTTGTCAAACCAATACTGGTTGTTCACTGTATACTTACCGCCATAATAAAATAAAGTCAAATCCAACTGCAATGAGTTTGAATCTTGATCCATAAACACGGGGATTTGTAAATCCGTGGTGCGTACCTTCTGCCCATTTGCGTTGACCTCATCCATTTGTTGTGGAACGACAACACAAAATATACTCTCCAACTCAAAATTATCGGTTGGGTAATCAATCAACGGGCTAAACTCCACCGAACCATAATCACGGGTGTTAATCATTCGATAGTAATCACTCGCCAACATCCCATTCTCCTTGTGCTTCATTGCAATTGTTTTTGGGATAGGTACTTTGTCGTGTTCTATGTCGGTGATATCCATAAACTGCGACCAATTCTTTGTCGTTCCCGATAAATACCAATCATTCAAATTATGAATTTCGATAGTAGTTTCACCCGTTGGAACTAATACGCAATTAAATGTCTTTAATACACCATTGACAAAATCTTTGATTTGTGTTTTAGGCATGGCATCCGCCATTGATACGGTTGTGCCTTTGATACCTTGTGGGGCTACTGAACAACCCATATAAATAATCGATGGGCTTGTCACGGTGGAATATGTACGATAACCAAATGACACCTGGTCTTGTGCCGATAATGGGCTATCAAAGTACACATAAGATGGTCCACCCGTTGAAGTGTTAAATGCTTGGGTCTTTTTTACTCGCCCATTCACCATCCATACGAAATTTATACTACCAGTACCCACGATATTCACATCTACGCCAACATAGAACGAGTAATTACCATACCTATTAGCCGTATAGATGCCCGTGGATGAATTATAATTGCCCGATGGGTTAGTAACTACACTTGGGAAAATTAAACGCGTATACGCCAATGTTCCAAAAGTGGTTGTGGTGTATGTAAATGGGTTTATACTGGCTTCAAATGTTCCCGCTTGATAATAAGTGGGATCGTACAATGGCCCTGCGGTTTGCATTGGCAACACATACAACTTGTCCATTTCGGGTCTTGTCAAAAATGAACCACTCAAAGTATATCCCGCAGATGCAAATACATTGGTGAGCATTGCCCGTAAACGGATTGATGGTCTTAAATCATCCACCTCAATACCGCGTGGGTCACGAATGTTTCCATTCACCCCCTTCATTGTGGAATATCTCCACCCTTGGTTATAATCTGCAATTGGCCACAATATGTCACCACTCAATAACGATTGATTCCATGACAATTGGATGTTGGCATAATCTGCGGTGTGGTTGTATGTTGACCATGAAATTGAGTTTAACAAATTTTGCCCCCACAAATCCAATATCCTTTTTGTTGTGCCATAAAACACCACATTGTACAATTGGGGTAAGCCGTCTTTGAACTTGCACCCTATCAACTCAATTCGCCCATCGTAAACGGGCAAGGAGTGAATCAACAAAGTTGCGTTTTTGCCTATGTTAGGATTCCACGCACCCAACACCACATTCTCATCAAACCAATCCGAAAATATCTGGTTGTTTGTATCCGATGCGGGGATTTGAAAATCTTGGGTGTAATCCGTCCAAACGCTTGATAAATCTTGCAGGTCTTTTAATTGGCGATTCAATTCAACGCTTTCATCATTGAATAAATCCACGGGTGTGCCATCAATTTGTAAACTAAACCGCAAATTCATCGTACTATCTTGTTAATTTTTGGTTGGTTGTACTCCAATTGGATGGTGTATTGAATCAACTTTTCGTTGGTTCGTTTCTTATACTCAAATGCCGTGTCAATAACGCGGGTCGATAACACCTCCGAGTTGTTCAAAATCAATACATTGGTGGAGTAAAATATCTGCTCAACAATGGCAACATCGGCCTCGGGTATCCAATCCGTGTTTACTGTCATTACCTCCGTGCTATTGGTCAAATAAGGCGTGGTAATCTGCACCCCATAAGTCCATGATTGTGCTAAATTGGCTTGTTTGAATATCGGTTGGGCATATTGCTCACTCGTAATTGCGTATGTCATCCGTGATACCCCGTTGAAAAGGTACGAATCGTACACCCCATAGCGATTGAGGAATAACACATCTTGTTGACCATACTTATTTTGGCAATCAAAAATGACGGGAATCACGATATCATCCCCAGGTTTCACAAAAGTGATGTTGGCATTGGTGCCGTATAACCCCGCAATGGTGAACAATTGCTTCACCTCAATACCTTGAATGGCTTGGTCGGAACTTGTCACCGTGTTTGGTGTCACTGTGGTTGAACCTACAACAATCGATGTCACTATTGTAGCATCGTACCACAAATATGCGGTGGGTGTGTAGGTGGTTAAATACAACGCAGTTTTGTCCGTAAATACCACTTTGTTCAATCCCGCATTGAATCCTTCCGCCGTATATGAATAACCCTTTGTAGCCAACGAAACGGATGATGTGATGGTAGATGATGAACCAGCCGTCCAAATGCCTTGACAAGTCACCGCAACGCGTTTAGCACCGCTTCCGATGTTTGGTTTGTAAGTGGCGTTGACTAAAAACTCACTTGTAATGTATTGCCCTACAATTTTGTGTACATCAATCCAAGCCCTTCCACCGCCGTATTGGTCGGGTAAGCGGTTAATGGTTACCACGGGTGTTGCGGGAAGGGTTGTTGTTCCACTCCACACATACACTTTGAATTGGTACATATACCCCGCGTTGGTGTAATTGGTACTATCGTACGCTTGATAAATGATGGGGGAATTTGCCCCAACTATGGCATCGGGTTGTTCGGTGAATGTAAAACTCATTTGAAAAGTCCTTTTTTTATGTCTTGTTTCATTGCCTGTGTTAAGGCCTTATTGAACGATGGTAAGATTTGTTGTCTCGCTTGGTTGACAAACGGAAACGGCTCAATACCAAAATACTTTATTTTTCTATTCATCATAAACCGCATCCCTTCGGCATTGGCCTTGGATTTGAATTTACCCGTTGACAAATCGCGTGGTTGTATGCGTTTCATTTTTACCCAATTACGCATTGAATCAAGTGGGATTCCTTTGCCTGGCTTTCTGCCGTTCTGCACATAGTCCGCCGTCTTGTTCATGGTAATGCCCATTGTCAATCCTTTGGGGTCGGGTTGGATAGATGCCACCAATTGCCCACTCGCCACATAGTTACCACGAAATGTCTTTTTGGTTGCTGATACAACTTGCCATCCACCACCTACCTTTTTCCATTTGGCACGAATCGAAACACGGGGGCGTTTTACCTCCAACATATTCCGACAAGCAATTGCCCACTTTTTGGAATAATCCGTTACAACGGCAACGCTATTGTTAAACGCAATCGCCATCGGTAACCCAAGGGTTGATTAAATCAATTGTGACTTGAACTTGATATCCCGCCAATACACTATCCATCGTCTCCACAAATGGGTTGAACACAATGGGGCGTTGGTATTGGATTTGGTTAAAATAGGTTTGCTCTAACAACCACAATCCTTTTGAAAATTGCACATACATTTGTTGTAGGATGTGAGCATAGTTTTCATTCTCCGTGTATCCGTATTGGTCGTATACTGTGATAAGATTCAATTGCTCGTTCTCGCCTTTCAAAAAGTTCACACGATCCGCAATCATGATGTTCATTTGCACGGATGCGATTTGGTCGGTGAGTGACACGGATTGGATTGAGCAGTGCATCAACGGGAATACCGTGAATGCCTTGAAGTCAAATTCCGTCAATGTGCCGTGGCTATAATTCCATCCCTCGGCGGTTGCTATGTCCTTAAACACCTTGAATGCCGTGCCTATGTGATTATTGTTCATCGCTTGTAACTTTGCTTAATGATTTTTTGTTCCATTTCCGCAATGTCGCTTTCGTAAGCGGTCCAATACAAAGCGGTGTGAATGGTTTTAGTATAGACATCTTCCAAGCGTAGGAAATCTCTTGAAGCGAGTCGATAGACCATTCCAAACCATCCCCATTTTTTGGTAAGGCGGTTTTCATCTGCGGATCCATCTCCGCCTCCAAATACTTCTGGATAGAACTCAACAAGTCGATTCCTAAACTCCAAAAAAAAACCATGGCACCAAATGCGGTGTTGCAATCCATGTCCTTGAATGCGGTGACAAGATTCGCATTGTAGGGTTGTATTTCGTACCTCCCATTTTGCCCACTATGGGTGATTGGTCGATACAACACACTCATGACTTTCCATAGGTCGTGTGTTTCTTTGGTGTATGTTTCTATGTCAATAAATTCCCCCACCGACATATCATCGATGTTTGGAATGAATCCGTATTCAATGCTATCCATTTTGAACCTGGGCGTGAACTCGGGTTGCTCGGTCAACATCAATGTGATGCGTTCCACTGCCTTTGCTAAAATATCAAACGGCATGGCCATGACCTCGGTCATTGTCAACTCACAAAATATGGATACCGCTTCCAATTGGCGTTGGGTATCGTCCATGTCTTCTTTAAGACCTTGATACGCCAACATTTGATGCAACTTTACATCTTTGAGGGATGTGGGTACTATTATTGTTTTCGATTCAATCATTACTTATAAAACGACCAAATCGGGGTTTGTTGTTACACCTCAAATGCCTCGTTCAATAATACACAAACTTTTGCGTACTGGCGTTGTACTTCCTTATCCGTATAAAGGATGTTGGTGAATTCCTTGACCGAATTAATGGCCGTTGAATGGTCACGATGTATAATCCTTCCAATCTCTGCCCATGCCATCCCTAATCGCTTCCGACAAATGAAATTGAACATATGACGGGCGTATAACGATGCTCGTTTCCTTGATGGGCAAAGTATCTCATCGGGGGTTAATTCCGTGGTTGTGCAAACCGCCCTTAATACCTCCCGCCAACTATTCGGTTCGTCATTAAAATCAACCCGTGGGTTAATTATCTCGCGTTTTAACGCTTTGATTTGTGTGTTGTATTCCGCTTGTATTTCCAAGATAAGCAATCGTAGGCGTTTAATCTCTTGGCGTTGGTTGTGAAGTTGTTGGTAATGGCTTGTCATATCATTTCAAAGATACAAATAAACACGAAATAAACAAATTTACCTAATATCGTATTGTCCGTAATTCGATTTGATTCCCAATGCCATCATTTCATGATACCTAAACGCATCAATGGCGTGGTCAATGCCCGTTGGGTTGTTCATGCTTCGCCCCTGGGCATCCGTATCCCAACAATAATTCCTCAACTCCTTGATTAAATTGGTTGATGTGGATGTAACCAAATACGATTGGCTTTGCATGATTTGGATCCCGTAATTGATGGAATCCTTGCCCTTGGTCACTCCCTTGATTCTTATTCCGTATCTTTTAATTTCATCGATTGATTTTGGTTCGGCACTATCCGCATACACTGGCACAAAGTTGGGTAATGCCTTTGCAATGTCCGAATTAAGCATTCCCGTGCGGTATGCGACCTCATCGATGATGCGTTGACCATTGTACTCATATATGGCTACAATTGCCGTGGGGTCGTTTGTATACCCAAAATCCACCCCTATACCGAGCAACCGAGAATCATCGGGAATGTTGTCAATGGTTTGCCAATTGGAAAAGATAACTCCTTGCAGGTTTCCGATTTGTCCTAACCCATATACCTTCCACCAATTCGCCCAATAATTAGATGTGGTTGCCCTTTCTCGTGCCTTTTCAATTTCTGCCACGATAGATTTGTCCAACGCTTCGTTGTCCTTGTAGGTGAGTACAATCATTTCCGCATCGGGGTCACCTACTAATTCACTATCCACCCAGAACTCCGCCACTGGGTTGTAATCAAGATAAATGAATTTGCGGGTACGAATCGCCATTTGATAGTACGATTCCCAATCAATGTTGTTGCACTCGTTTACGAATAGAACATCACGCCTTGCACCCCTTAATTTTTGGGGTTGGTCTGCACTAAAAAATTCAATGTAACTATCGTTTGAGAATGTGTAGGTGAGTGATGACTTATTCCATTTGTTTGGATCGTACATTCCCACCATGTCCATGATTTTGAGGAAGTCACGAATAGCACCCCTTCGCAAATGCGGGATGGTTTCCGATACGATGCTTATCTCACACTTTGCGTTTTGTACCGCATAGGTAATGAGCATTGGTATAATACTGAAAGTTTTTGAATCATCACCCCCACCACCGAAGCAATGGGGGTTAAACCGAGGAAGATGTACCACCACGAACGATGCGTACACGCTTCCTCAATTTACTTATCTTGACCTGGGCTGTTGTCTGTTGTAACATCTAAATTTATTCCGTTAAATATGGGTTTTTCGGTTGTAACATCAATTTGTTGGGTGGGCATTCCAAAGCCACTATCCATTAATTGTTTGTACGCACCTACATCACCCTTCCTTGCTTTGTGTATCATTGCAAGAGTTATCAAATCCTCTTGGGATAGTTTCTCCAATTCACCCGTGATGGGGTTCTTTGCGTCTTGCATTACCTCCAACCATTTCCGTGCAATGGTACTTCGGTTTTTGCTTCCCTTTGGTCTGCCATTGGGGTTACCGCTTTCCCCTGGTTGGAAGGGGATTAAATCTTCCTTGCTCATTCTGTTTTTGTTCTGTTTTAATCGTTTGGCAAAAGGGGTATTGGCATCCATAAATAAGGCGTGGTGATTGGTGAATCATCATGTGCCAAATACCATTGTCCATCCATAATGTATGCCACTTGTTTTGTGTCTATCAATACCCACACTTCATCGTGGGGCGTTACCTTGTTTGTGTCTCTCCATGCTTTCATATTTCAACTCCGTTCTTTTTGATTTTAATGTCTGGATTTAATTTTTTCATTCGGTCCACAATCACTTGACAATATCTTGGATCAAACTCCACAACATACGCTTTTCTGTTTATTTGTTCACATGCCACCATTGTAGTCCCACTTCCTCCAAAAGCATCCATTACAATATCTCCTTGTTTGGAAGAGTTACTAATTTGATATGAGAATAATTCTACTGGTTTCATTGTGGGGTGTTCTGCGTTACGGCTTGGCCTTTGAAATTCTAACACCGTGGTTTGCTTTCTATCCGAATACCAATTGTGAGATGCTCCCTCTTTCCAACCATATAAACATGGCTCGTGTTTCCACTGATAATCTTGCCTTCCCATAACCATACTATTTTTAACCCAAATCAAACATTGTTTTACCATTATACCAGCATCCTTCATGGCTTGACGAAAATTGGCACCTTCTGAATCTGCATGCCAAACATACCACGCCCCACCTGGTTTTGAGTATGCACCACAAGCAGTATAAAAATCGTACAAAAACTGATAGAATTGTTTATCTCCCATATTATCGTTATCAATTTTTAATTTATCCTTTGTTTTGCCTTCATACGCCACATTATATGGAGGATCGGTTATAACCATATCTGCCAACTTACCTTCGGTTAATTTTTCAAATGTATCCGTTTGAGTGCTATCACCGCAAATTAAACGATGCTGACCAATGTCAAATACATCTCCCAATACAATATCCGTTTCACTTCCTCCTTCTGGAACATCAAAGTCATCCTCTTGGGCGACCAATTCAGTCACATCCATATTGGGTACATCCAAACCCCATTCATTTAATTCGGTAGGGTCCCAATCATTCGCCAACGCATCCCAATCCCACTCACCAAATCCGACATTGTCCTTTATCAAAAATTCCCGTTGTTGTTGTTCGGTTAGGTTTTCGGCCTTGATGATTGGCACTTCCTTAATGCCTATCTCCTGGATGGCTTTTAATCTCATGTTGCCTCCCAATATCATCATTTCACTGTTTACAACAATCGGGCGTATCTCCAACATCTCGGGAAAATCCTTAATTGATTGTACTAACTTCTTAAATTTATCATCTTTTATGACACGGGGATTTTCCGTGTTTGGGATGATGTCTTTTGTTTTAACCCATTCTATATTCATTTGTGCATTTTTATTTGGTGTGTGATGATTAAAAAATCCATGTGTTGTTTCTTATCCCCGTACTCGATGTGGTGCTTTCTGCAAAGTGCCATAAGGTTTTCGATGGTGTCCTTTGACTTTGTGCCACCCATCCCCCTTGGATGTATATGGTGTATGTCCACGGCTTTCGATCCACAAACCTCACATGGGATAAAATCGCTTTCGTCATATCCAAAGTAATCTAAATAAATCTTTGTCCAAGGTTTCATCGTTTGTGGCTTGTAGATAAAGTGT